GCATTGGGCGCTAGAGAGCGTGGTGAGACAGGCGGCACAAGTGCTGCTGAACTGTTTGCTCTTGCTGATAGGACTTTAGCGGATGCTATTGCCTTTGACGCTGCTCAACATCCCGAAGAAACTATCTGGTATTCTTAAATGGCTCAACAACTACAGAACATTACAGTAGCGGCTCCGGGTTTTATGGGGCTGAACACACAGGAGTCACCTATTGGTGGTGATCCTTCGTTTGCTTCCGTAGCTGACAACTGTGTTATAGATAAGCTAGGTCGCATAGGCGCACGTAAAGGTTGGGACGCTGTGTCGGGTAACGGTGCTTCTGTACTAGGTAGCAGTCGTGGCATAGAGACAGTCTTTGAGTTTGTGGACACTAGCGGTAGCAAGGTTGTCATATCTGCGGGTAACAACAAGATATTTAAAGGCACTAGTACACTGGTTGACATCACTCCTAATGGCTACTCTCCTTCAGGGAACAACTGGAAGTGTGCTACCTTTAACAACCACCTCTATATGGTTCAGTCTGGTCATGTACCCTTGATTGCTACAGATGACACAGGCTCCTTTGTACTGGAGGTTATCACTGCTCACACAGGATACTCAGGCACTGTACCACAGGGCAACGAAGTCCTTGCTGCCTTTGGTAAGCTGTGGATCACAGACGTTGTAGGCAACAAGCACACCGTGTACTGGAGTGACACTCTTGACGGTACTAAGTGGACAGGCGGCGCATCAGGTAACTTAAACCTCACAACAGTATGGCCTACAGGTAACGATGAGGTAGTGTCTTTAGCTGTACACAACAACTTCCTAGTAATCTTTGGTAAGAAGTCTATTGTTACTTACTCAGGTGCTTCTTCACCTGCTAACATGACACTTGCTGATACAGTAGAGGGTGTAGGTTGTATAGCCAGAGATTCAGTACAGCACACAGGTACTGACATCTTGTTCCTGTCTGACTCAGGTGTACGTAGCTTTAGCAGGACTATTCAAGAGAAGTCTATGCCTATGCGTGACATTAGTAAGAATGTACGCACTGATCTTACCTCTTTTGTGTCGCTACAGACCAACGCTATCAAGTCTCTGTACAGTGCTGATGAAGCATTCTATCTATTGACTATGCCTGACAGCGACACAACGTACTGCTTTGACATGCGCTCTCCTTTGCAAGACGGGTCACAACGTGTTACTACTTGGTCAGGTTTAAACCCACTAGCTCTTACTACAACTGAAGCAGGTGATATATACATTGGCCTTTCTTCAGGGCTTGTTAAGTACACAGGATACTTAGATGGCACAGAAAAATATCAGATGCGCTATTTTAGTAACCCTCTAGACTTTGGCAACACTTCTAATCTAAAGTTCCTAAAGAAGTTTAACGTAACTATAATCGGTGGTCAAGCAACAGAAGCTGTTCTTAACTGGGGTTATGATTACACTTCCAACTATACTAAGCAAGCACTGATCTTCACTGCTTCAGCAGGAGTGTCAGAGTACGGTATAGCTCAATATAATATTGCTCAGTACGTAGCCAACAGTACTATTAACACTCCTAAAATAAATACAACAGGCAGTGGAGAAGTAGTTACTATTGGCATAGAGTCTGAGATTAATTCTTCATCCTTTTCAATTCAAAAAATCGACATACATGCTCTACTAGGGAGACTCATCTAATGTCCAACTATACAAAAACCACTAACTTTGCAGCAAAAGATGCTCTCTCTTCTGGCAATCCTAATAAAATAGTTAAAGGTACAGAGATAGACGCTGAGTTTAATAACATAGCGACAGCCAGTGCTACTAAAGCCAACACTGCTAACACTGCCTTGACAGGGACTACTACAGCCGTCACTGTGAATATATCAGGTACTCTTACGGCTGACACAATAACTGGAGGAGCATACTAATGTCTCCAATCGAACCTGCTCGTAACGGTTTTTTACAAATGCCGCCGCAAACTCAGTATGTAGAAGATCAGAATTTAAACAAGCTGTATAATGATCTTAATAATCGGGCCAGTATCAGGACCATCGCGCCTCTCGGCCCAGAGTATCATGAAGGTACTAGGCAACTTGAGAACCAAATAAAAACTTTAGGCGGTAATCCTTACGGTTACTTTTCTCAGTCAGGTGGAGCTTTATCTGATCAAGAGAAAAAACGAGCATCTCAAGACTTTAACATGACTAATGCTTTAATGGGTAATAATTATGGAGGAGGAGGATATGGGCCGCAGTTTCAACGAGAGCCACTAGGTTATGGTCTCCAACCCCCAGAAAGGGATGGCCCATTGACAATGAGTGACCCACGAGGTTCGTTCCAGAACGGTATTCCCCCAATGAGAATAAGTGACCCACGAGGTTCTGGTCTCGAAAAACTCGGTCCGCCCCCAATAACAGGCGGCCCATATCCGTTTCCGCCTGCGAATCCGCTTCTGCAGGACAGGCTTTACAGCCCATCAAACAATGCATCCCTTACACCGCCACCACCTATGCAACAAGGTGACGAGATACAGTGGGGCATACCATCAAACACAGGCGGCCCATATTCGTTTCCGCCTGCGAATCCGCTTCTGCAACAAGGCGGTATGGATCCCCTTGGGCAGTACCCCAAATTCGACAATCAATACCAAGGGGGCGGGCTTTTATATGATGGCCCCGGCGATATTACAATGGAAGATGAGATAATGACACTGCCTTCATTGCCCTCTACAGGCCCAAGCAACACTGCTGCATACGGTGGTCTAGCTTTAGGCGGCTTGCTCTCAGGAGACTTTACAGGAGCTTTACAAGGAGCCGCAGGTTACTACGCAGGGCAGGAGGGCATTGAAGGAGCCTTGGGTGCAGGTACAGCAGGCTTTAACTTGTCTGAGCAACTAGGTAAACGAGCCTCTGACGCTACACAGTTTAAACCTTTTGGTGTTACCTCTAACCTTGCTAACGTACAAGCAGACCCGACAGGCAACCTTAGTGTTAACCTTAGTCCTCAACAGCAGGCTATGCAGAGCCAGTTAATGGGTAAGGCAGGAGGTTTTTTTGATCAAGTAGGTCAAGACCCTTCTACAGCACAAGCACAGTTATATGAGCAGATGAGAGCCACACAGCGTCCTGAAGAGCAACGTCAGCGTCTAGCACTAGAAGAGCGTATGCTGTCACAAGGTCGTTTAGGTATAAGTTCCAATGCTTATGGTGGTTCTTCTCCTGAGTTGTTAGCGCAAGAGACTGCTATTCAGGAAGCTATGGCAAGGGCTAACTTAGGTGCGCGTCAACAGTCAATGTCTGAACAGTCGCAAGCTGCTGAGTTAGGTGGTATGTTTCAAGGGTTGGGCTATCAACCACAACAGCAGGCTCTTAGCATGTTTGGTTCCGGTCTGCCTTCCGCTGAGTTGGCTCAACGTGGTCAACAGCGTGGTGCAGAACTACAAGCAGTTGCGGGTGGTCAAGGTGTTGAGAGCTACATGCAAGGTGCTAACATGGCTAACTTGCTACAGCAACAGCAGATGCAGGGTCTAATGTCAAGTGCCTTTGGACAAGCACCTACTATGCAAGAGCAGTTAATAAACAGGGTTTTAAATCCTAATGGTGGTATGTTGACTAATGAGGGTGGTCTTGTTAACCAAGGTCTTAATTGGTTGGGTGATAAGCTTGGCTTCGGTGGTTCAACTACTCCTAACTACGGCACAGCCACACCTGATCAAATAAATTATTCAACAGGTGCGACTCCTGAACAAATAGCAGCAGCATCAGCTTGGGGTAATAGCTATGAATAAATGTACTATAGATTTACTTTTTGTTAAGGAACTAATATAATGGCATTAGATATGGCAGGTATGTTAACAGGGGTTTCACAACAGCCCGTAAACCCAAACCTTAGTGTTCAACAGCAGCAGTTAGCTATGGGTGCTAACGCTAATCGCATGATGCAAGGTGGCATGGAAAGCATGAGGCGTAGTGCAGGTGGCGCAGCGCCTATGGCAGAGCAACTACAGATGGCTATGGCTCAGTTAGACCTGAGTAAAGAGGCTGATTTAGCAAAGTTAGCTCAGATACAACAAGCCACTGGTGATCTAGCGGGTGCAGCTAAGACTACGGCTAGGATTAAGGCTATGCAGCAAGCGCCTCTTATTGCATCTGAAAAAAAGAGGATAGATGAACGTGATTATGCTTTAAAAGAAAGGGAAGTAATGGTTAAAGAAGCAAAAAGTGCAAGCGAGCTTGTTGCTAGTAACTCTGTTAACACCCAAGCAACAGCGTTAATTGATGCTTTACCAAAAGATAGTCCTTTGATACCTCTTATTAAAACAGGTAATAAGGATGCTATAAAAGCAGGTATTGGTCAGCTTAAAACGCTTGA